TCATGAGACGGCCCGCAAGTGACGTCCGCTGGCGAGGACTTCGCGCGCGTTGTCGAGGGCCTGCTCGCCTCGGTGGGTGTACAGCCAGGTGACCTTGCCGCCCCGCTCGTGCCCGAGGATGTACTGCACGTCGACCTCGGACATGCCGCCCTCGTGCAGGCGCGACGCGAAGCGGTCACGGTAGTCCGAGACGCGCGGCCACCACTCACGGCGCCCGGTCTCCGGATTCGTCACCATGCGCGCGAGGCCGGCTTCCAGGATGGCCGGGATCCACACCCGCCGGAAGTTGTTCCTGCTCAACGCACCTTCAACGGGAATCTCAACCCCGTTGACCTTCTTCGTCGTCCCGGCGAGCGGGCCTCGGAAGACCAGTTCCTCAGGGTGCATGCCGGACTCGACAGGCGTCACGGTTGCCGCAGGGTCCAGCCGGTCAATCATCGCGAAGGCCGCAGTCTTGGCCTTCAGCGTGAGCGGGACGGTGCGGAAGCCGGCCGCCGTCTTCGGGATGCCCTGGCGGCGCAGCGTGCCGCGGTCGTCGATGACCACACCTTGACCGTGTCGGCCTCCAGGTCGAGGAAGATCCGGCGGGTGCCGGCGGTCTCGCCCCAGCGCAGGCCGGTGTTTTCGAGGAAGTCGGTGACAGGTTGCCACCATACCGGGATGTGCTTGCGGATCTCGGTGTACTGCTCCTCTGTGGGGGGCGTCAGGTCGTCGGGGTGCCGTACGGGCGGGCTCGCCGTCTTGGTGACGTCGGCGGCCGGGTTGAAGGGGATGCGCTGGTCGCGGACGGCGTGCCGGAGCATCATCTTCAGCAGTTCCAGGACCTTCGTCTGCGTGGCGTAGCCCTTCAACTCCTTGGCCACCCAGGTCTGGAGCTCCAGGTAGGTGAGGGAGTTGAGCTTGCGCTTCCCCCACTTGGGCTGGATATGGACGGTCCACGCGGACAGCTTGCGGTTGCGGGTGGTCGGCCGGGACGGCTCGTTGGCCGGCCACCACTCCTCCCACCACTTCGCCCTTCGCTGGACCGACCTCCAAGACGCCCTCGCGTCGACCGGCACCACCACATGGCCCCCGCCGGCCGCATGAGCGACTACCTCAACGCCCTCGACCAGGCCGACGAGGAACTCGCTGAAGCCGCGCGCTGGCAGGCCGCCTACAACCGGCAGTTCCTCGACCGCGACCCCAACCAGATCGGCGCCACCCGGCCCCCGCTCCGCATCGCGATCCTCGACACCATGCGCACCGTCGAAGCCGCCCTCACCGCCACCGGGGGACCAGGTCGCCGCCGCCGTCCAGCGCTCCCCCATGACCTTCGCCCCGCGGTCGTGGCTGGCCGCCGACCGGGCCGGCCGCGCCAAGCTGGCGCGCGCCGACGCCGTGGACCCGCGGCGGTGGCGCTTCGGCGGACGGCACACCGCCCCGCACACCGCCCTGTGGCTCCTCGCCCGCGTAGAGGGCGCACCCGGCCCGTTCCGGCCGCTGCCCGACCGCGAGGCACGGCTGATCGCCAACGTCGCGGCAGAGGCCTGCGAGCGGGTTGAGCGCGCCCTCGACATCGCCGGGCGTACGGCCACCATCGCCCACCCCTGCCCGGACTGCGGCGGCCAGATCGAGATCCACGGAGGTGCCGGCGTCCAGCCCGTAGCCCGCTGTACCGCGTGCGGGCGCACCTGGACCGGGCTGGACACCGCGGCCTGAGCCCAGTTGCGGCAGATGTATGGCCCCGCCGGACTATTGAACGCAAAGTACACAAGGAATTACTATCGGTCGAGTAAGGGATGTGCAGCCGCGCAGCCCGACCCCCTGCACCTCTGCCCCACCCGCTACGGGTCCTCAAGCGCCCCGGAGCAATCTGCTACCGGGGCTGGCCGAGGAGAGGGGGGCCGGGATGCATGACGGCTGGACCGGAATCGTAGTCGGGGTGATTTCAAGCGTGACGTTTATCGTCACCTTGTCCCTGCACGCGGTGTCCGGTATTGCGGAAAGGGCGGCCGAAACCGTCCGCGCGTTGAAAACCGCTAAGGCGGAAATACAGCGCCCCGCCACAGATGGTGACGACACGAGCGACAAGGCTCGATAGTCGGGGGCGGCCCCCGCAAGCATCCCGCGGGGGCCGTAGGCCCTGGTGCTCGCCTAGTAGGTCAGTGTGTCCGGACCGCCGCCGCGCCACTCGATCAGCACGGCTCAGTCCAGGACGCCCAACTCGGTGTCTGGCCGACAGAATTGGCACGCCTCGATGTTCGGGTCCGTGATGGACACGCGCGCATCGTGCTCCGTGATCCAATACGGCGTGCCCTCGATCATCGAGCAGTCACCGACGTGGATGATCGCGGGCTGAGGCCCCCGGGCCGTCCGCTTCTGCTGGACAACGAACTGCGGCCGGGGCGCGATCTGCGCCATCGGACCGAGGCCGGTACCGCCCTTGGGGAGCCGCGACCGCCGTGGCGGTGGGGCCTCAGCGCGGGCAAGGGCGGCTCGTACGGCTTCCCGCTGGAGCCGCAGGTACGTCACGATGGTCTCTTCGTCGGCGAGCTGCTGATCGAGGTACGCCAGGATCGCCCGAAGGCGGCGTGAATCTGGCGGCAACTCGTTCACGCGTTCGATTCAAACATCAAGCCCCAACCCAGTCGAGGCAGGGGCTCACAGCCGTCCAGCTACGGCCGCCACTCCCACTCCTCGCGGTATCCGGGCCGGTCCGCGTACGGCAGCGCGAGCAGGCGTGTCACTGGGGCCAGGCACTCAGCGGTCTTGATCAGCTCGCTCTCTTGCAGGTGCAGACGGCCGAACTCGTCAGCATCCGAGTGGATCACTTCGCGCATTCGGGCGCGCAGCGCCAACCGATCTTCGACGGCCGTTGCGTACAGGTCGAGGATGCGCCGCTTGGCGTCGATCTCGCGCAGCACCCGCGCCGGATTGTGCACGGCGATGAAGTCAGCGTCGGCGAGCCCTTGTTCCGTGTCCGCAGTTTCGACTCCCGCTCCCGGACGCCCGAAGTCGACGGTCCAGCCGTAGTCGCCGATACCGCTCTGTACCCACGGCCCAAGCGTTGCCGCTCGCGCGACCCGCTCGTCCTCGTCGAGCTGGGCGCGCAGCCACTGCACGAACTCGCGAGCCGCCTCCAAGGCCGCCCCGGGCGGGACCGCGATTCCTGTCGCCTCCATTGACGCTCCTTCGTCTCGGGTCGCGAGGTCTGTGCGCTTGCCCGGCCGCGGCGGGTTCGCCGCGAACCACGCGGCCACCTCATCCGCACGGAACCGGGGACGCGTACTGCCCTCACCCTCGACGGGCCTCGGGAAGTCGTCGCGCGTCGTCCGATACGAGTGCACCGTCTGACGGCTGACCCCGTGCTCCAGCGCGATCTCCGAGACGGTCATCAAGCGCGGAACCCCCTCGCTGTCAGGGCTCTTGGGCACGGCAACATCCTTCCCAAACCTCTTGACGTTGTAAAGAGGTTCCGCCGCTCTGGCACTGCACCAACAGAACGGCCCCGACCGGAGCTCTCACCCTGCCGGTCGGGGCCGGACCTACCCACAACCGTGACGAAGTAGCAGGTCCGCCATGGAGCGTACCGATCAGCCCGCGAAACAGCCCAGCCACGCCGTGACCTGCCAGAGCTGCAACGGCTCCGCCGGCCGCGTCGAAACCACCACCGACGACGGCGTCATGCGCCAGACCTGGCACTCGAAGGGCTTCGGCGCCGCCGCCTGCCCCGGCGGGATCCTCGGCTGGGCTCACTCCCGCTCGGGCACCGTCGGCAACGGCCTCGGCGAGCGCACCAGCCAGGCCACGACCGGCACCACTTCCACCCAGGGCCTCACCACCGGTCAGCTCGTCGGCCTCGGCGCCACCGGCGCGGTCATCGTCGTCATCGCCGTCCTCCTCGTCGTCCTTGCCTACAGGGAGGCTGGGCGGAAGGACCGCCGTCGGATCATCGGCGGCGCCTACGTGGGCAGCACCCTGTGCCTGACCGCAGGCGTGGCCGGCGCCCTCGCCTGGCTGCCCGGAGCGCTCAACGCAGTCGGCGACGGCGTGGTTGCCGCAGTGCAGGGGGCCGGACTCCTGTGAACCGCCTTGCCCGTACCGTCGACCGCCTCGCGGACGGCTCCAGCGTCCTCGCCCGGCGCATCGGCGCCCGCATCACCGCGTGGGTGGCCCGGGCCCGCCGCGACGACCTGACCGGCTGGCGCGCCGCTCTCGGCTGCTGGCTGCGCCTGGCCGTCCTCGTCCTGGGCCTCTACGGCCTGTGGGGCCTGGTGCGCACCTTCCCGGGCCTGCTGTGGCTGCTGTCGGCCGGGTGGACGGCGGCTGCCTGGAAGCCCGGAAGGCTGCCTCCCCCGAGAGCACCGATGAGGGACCCGCCGACGGTGCTCCGGGCCCTGATGTGGAGGCGGTCCGGCGGCTGCTCCTCGACATCATGGGGACCGGCAGTGGAGTGCACCTCCGGACGGTCCTCGCGCACCTCCAGGAGCACGGCCAGTGGGAGGGCCGAAAGGTGGCCGATCTGCGCGTGCACCTGGAGCGCCTGGACATCCCCGTCGACCGCTCCGTGAAGGTGTCTGGAGTGCCGACGTGGGGGGTGCGCCGGCGGGACCTCGAAGCCCCTTCCCCGGCCGAGCCGCAGGAAGCGTCTACCGAGCCGTCTACCGCCGCCTGACCTGCACGTCTATCAGCTCACCTACCGCCTTCTACTGGCTGATCTACCCACCATCTACCGGCCGGAGCGCTCGGCGCAGGCACGAGGTAGTACCCGCATTGAGTGACTTCGGGTCACAGATCAGGAACAGCGCCTTCACTGCACCTTCACACAGGCGCATCATGCACCACATCACGCATCACCTGGGGGGACCATGAGCACACCCACGCCGCCGCAGCCGGACTTCCCGCCACCGCTCCCACCCGAGCCGCCGAAGCCCGCGAAGTCCTGTACGAACGCGATCATCATCGGGTCAGCCGCCGCCGTGATCGCCGCGATCGTCGCCACCGGCATCGTCGTCGTGCAGTCACAGGACAAGGAAAGTGCGCCGGCCACCACCACCGCATCGAGCGCCCCAGCCGAGGACCTCGCGACCACCGCCGCCGACGAGCCGGAACCGGAGCCGACGTACAGCGAGCTGGACGCCGACAGCTTCACCATCAAGCTGCGCACCACCGACCGGCAATGCTTCGGGTCGGCGGGCTGCAACATGACCGTGGAGCCGAAGCTGAGCTACCTGGGCCTCACCGACGACATCGACCCGGACGCCGTGTACGAGATCACCTACGAGATCCGCGGCGGCGACTCCGGCCCGGTCATCGAGACGGCTGAGTTGTCGGACCGGACGAGCCTGAACTACACCCCCACCGTGCTCAGCACCGCTTCGGCGAGCACGAAGGTCTCCGTGGAGATCACCGACGTGGTTGTCCAGGGGCAGTGAGGCATCGCAGGACGCACACGACAGGCCCCCGCCGGATTCGGCGGGACCTTCGCGTGACCACAGGTCCGATCGACCAGTTGGACAGACGTGGACATGCGTTTCGGGATCGAGGGTGGCCCGGCCGATGGCGGCGAGTGACGGTGCAGCCCGGCGAGCACGGCCGGCCGCCTGGCCAGATGGAGATCAGCGGCGGCACCTACGTGCTGCGGATGTGGGGAGCTGACCCCCACCCTGATGCAGACTGGCACTACTGCTGGCTGCGCGCTCAGCCGCTGAACAAGTGAATGACGCGCCGCCGTAACTTCAGGACGGCAACGCCTCCAAGCGCCGTCAACGGGGGGCCATGAACAGATCACGCACACGCAAGGACGACATCCGCCGCCTAGCCTGGCGTTCGGCTGTGGCTTTCACAGTGGGTGCCATTCTGCTGCTGCTTTCCCTGCCGAAGAGTGATGGCGTCTTCCCACCTGGCAGCCCGGCTCACTACGAGAATTTCTGGCTCGAAGCCCTCGGTGCCTCCAGCGGGCTTCTCGGTTCCTTGGGTGGGCTCTGCGGTGGAATCGCCGCAGTCATCATGGCCATGCGGACACCCAAGCCGCCTCGCGATCCTTCACGTCGACCGGATCCTGCGCCCGACCCGGACCGCACCGACGGGCCTGAGATGTAGTTGCGTTCCGGGCGATCATGCCGCATCCTGGCCTCACGTCCGGCGTGCCCGGACACGATCACTTCACCGACGGCCCCCGCAGCCACCCGCCCGGGGGCCGTTCGCGTACCCACAGACCGCCGCGCAGGGCACACCCGATCGCTCACACCGTGCGGGTTTGCTCTGGCCGCTCACCCTGCGCGACTCACACTTCGTCACAGAACAGACACACAGCCTTCACGCTGTGCTCGTGCAGCGCATGATGGCCCCTCAGCAACAACATCCCAGGGGGGACCATGCGCATCCGTACCACCATCGGCGTGCTCACCGCCGCAGCACTGCTCACGCTCACCGCCTGCGAGGGCACTGAGGACACCGGCTCGAGCAAGCCTGACGCCGTCGCCGAGGAACCCAGCGAGCAGACGAAGCAGGACACGGCCACTGCCGAGACGGACACCGAGGCCGCCGACACGGACACCGAGGCCAGCGCCGACGCTGGGTCGGAGACCGCGACGCTGCCCGACTTCACCGGCCAAGGACTCCAGGAAGCCCAGGACGGCGCGCAAGCCGCCGGCTTCTTCATCCTCACGTCATCCGACGCGACCGGCGCCGGCCGCATGCAGGTCTTCGACCGCAACTGGACGGTTTGCTCCCAGACTCCGGAGCCCGGCGAGCACCCGACGTCGACGACGGTCAACTTCGACACCGTCAAGATCGGGGAGAGCTGCTGACGCTCCCCGCACCACGACTGGCCCGGCCGTTCTCCCCATACGGCCGGGCCTTCCTCATGTCCGGGAGGTGCCATGCCGAACCAGTACGGCCGCCCGGTCACCGAAGAGGACTACCAGCGCGTCCGCGAACTGCACGCCCTCGGCATGGGCCTCAACGCCATCGCCCGCGAGATCGACCGCGCCCAGCGCACCGTGTCCGTCATCGCCGCCGAACTCGGCCTGACCTTCGACACATCGATGACCGAGGAAGCCACCCGCGCCCGCGTCGCCCAGCTCGCCGCCCTGCGCGCCGACACCGCCCTGGACCTCCACCTGGACGCGCTCAGGCTCACCCAGCAGATGTGGGAACCGGCCGTCGTGTTCAACTTCGGCGGCAAGGACAACACCTTCGCCTCCCGCGAGGTCCAAGAGCCCCCGGCCGTCGACAAGAAGGCGCTCATGAGCGCGGCCGGGATCGCCCTGGAGAAGTCCCTGAAGCTCGTGCCGCCCGCCGACGACTCCGGCGCCGAGGACGCCCAGTCCATGCTCGGCAAGCTGATGGCCGGCCTCAAGGCGGTGTACGACGAGGCCGCCGACGAGGAGGCGGAGGGTGAGTCTCCTTGATGCGCTTCCGCTGCCCCGCAAGCAGATCCGGTCCATCGTTCAGGCCGAGGCGCGCATCAACGCGTGGGAGGGTTCAGTCCGGTCCGGGAAGACGACCGCGAGTTTCGTCGCGACGGCCCCGACCGGCGGCGAGCTGGTCATGGTGGGGCGCACCCGGGACACGCTGTACCGGTACGTGATCGCTCCGCTGATGAACCCGGACCTGTTCGGCCCGCTCGCGAAGCTGATCAAGTACACCAACGGCGCCCCGATCGCCTACATCATGGGCCGCGCCGTCCACGTGATGGGGGCGAACGACGCCAAGGCGGAGCCCAAGGTCCGCGGAATGACCTGTGCGGGGGCGTACGTCGACGAGGCGACCACCCTGCCGAAGACGTTCTTCGACCAGCTGGTGGCGCGCTGCTCGGTCAAGGGCGCGAAAATCTTCACGACGACCAACCCGGACAATCCCGCGCACTGGTTCCGCAGGGACTACCTGAAGCGGCCGGCCGAGACCCGGCTCCGCGCCTGGCACTTCACCCTGGACGACAACCCATTCCTCGACCCCGAGTACGTCGCCTCGCTCAAGAGCACGTACGTGGGCCTGTTCTACCGGCGGAACATCCTCGGGCACGGGTCCAGGCCGAAGGCGCCATCTACGAGGCCTTCGACGAGCAGCGCCACGTCGTCGCCGACATTCCGCACATCAGCCGCTGGTTGTGCGACGCGATCGACTACGGCACGACCAACCCCTACGCCGACCTGTTGATCGGCCTCGGCGCGGATCAGCGGCTGTACGTCGTGTCGGAGTACCGGTGGGACTCGCGGGCGCAGCGCCGGAAGATGACCGACGTCGAGTACAGCCAGGCCCGCAAGCGCTGGCTCGCCTCCGTGGCGCAGCCGCAGACCAACGTGCTCGGAGTGCGCCCGGAGTGGACGGTCGTCGACCCGTCCGCAGCCTCGTACATCGAGCAGCTGCACCGCGATGGCGTCTCGGGCGTCACCCCGGCCGAGAACACGGTGGTGGACGGCATCCGCACGGTCGCCTCGCTGTTCGCTGGTGACCGGCTGCGTATCCACCCGTCCGCGCGCGGGCTTATCGAGGAACTCCCCGGCTACTGCTGGGCCGACGAGAAGGCCGAGAAGGGCGAGGACGCCCCGATCAAGGTCGACGACCACAGCTGTGACGCGTTGAGGTACGGCGTCCGCACGACCGAGGCCCTGTGGCGGCCGCACATCCCGATGCTCTTGGAGGCGGCCGCCTGATTCATAGTGATCGAGGGCAACGACAACTAAAGAACACCCCCGCCCGGGCCCCCCGAATAGCTTCCCCCTCCAGGAGGATCGAGCAAGTAATTGTGAGGTGGCGGTGGGGGTGATGGCGGCTCCTGACGGGCTACCTCCCCGGCAATTCGCAGAAGTTCGGTTTCTCGACTGTCTTTAGCCCCTTCAAGAAGTTTTTTGATCTCCTCAAGGTCAATCGCTCGCCCTGACTGGAGATCGCCCCGACTGGCCGTTATCACAATCCTGCTGGCACGAGCGAGGGCTTGATACATGGGCACCCTGACCAGGGAGTTCCTGTCTAGGGCACGGAAACCATCTACCTCATGGTCACCCGATGAGATCCAGATGCCGACACCAGCCGCGTGAGCGATGGCCGAGTACAGCTCTTTCCTGAGCGTATCGGATTCACTGCCGAACTCGGCATCCACGCTCCTACCGTCTAGGAGGTCTTGGTAGGCCGCAGCAATTAGGTCCAGCCATTTCCCGCTAGCCAAGCGAATAGATTCCGCGACCTCCTGCTTCTGAAGCCAGATTCGGTAAATGTGTTCACGCTGGCGATCCCTTTCCGCCTGTGCGGCAGCTCGCTCGACTGCCTTCCGCTCACTTCTGATGGTGATGCGAGCTATCAGTATCAGGGTGACGGAAGAAAGCAATGTTCCAGCAATCGTGAGCCAGTCTCCGCCATCCATGGTTCCCCCCTGCGATGCCGTACTTGGAAGCGCTCACGGCTGCCGCGCCCCCGTCTTTCATACCCAGCCACGTTGTCGATGTGAGGTGGAATGACGTGCCGCTACCAGAAAGTGACATGCCATGGCCACCCACCGACCCATGCGTACAAAACGCGATTGCCGACTGGGACGCCTGGTACTCCAATGACCCGGATCGGCTCGGCGACCTCTACCTCCACCGCGGCATCCGCGAACTGCCCGAGAACCGGCCCAGCCAGTACCGCGGCGGAGTCATCGGCGCCATCAGCCGTTGGTTCTGGGGGCAGCCCACCGAGCCCGGCCAGAAGCGCGAGAAGCTGCACATCCCGCTCGCCGGGGACATCGCCCGCACCAGCTCGATGCTGCTGTTCTCCGAGCCTCCCACGCTGACCGGCTCCAACGATGCCACGAAGAAGCGGCTGGAGAAGCTGTCCGAGCAGCTCCACCCGACGCTGCTGGAGGGCGGCGAGGTGTGCGCGGCCCTCGGCGGCGCGTACCTGAGGCTCGTCTGGGACGAGGAGATCTCGGACCCGCCATGGCTGACCGCCGTCCCCGCGGACCAGGCCGTGCCCGAGTTCGCGCACGGGCGGCTGCGCGCCTCCACGTTCTGGAAGGTGGTGGAGGTCGACGGGAACACGGTGTGGCAGCACCTGGAGCGTCACGAGCGCGGCCGGATCCTGCACGCCCTGTACGTCGGCACTCCCGGCATGCTTGGCCGCCGCGTGCCCCTCCAGGACCACCCGGCCACCGAGCCGCTCGCACGGGAGATCACTCGCGAGGACTGGATCGAGACCGGGGCCCCGAAGCACCTGACCGCCTCGTATGCGCCCAACGTCCGCCCCGCACGCGCCTGGAGAAACATCCCGGCCGCCGCCTACTGGGGGCAGAGCGACTTCCAGGGCATCGAGCCGCTCATGGACGCCCTGGACGAGACCTGGTCCAGCTGGATGCGGGACATCATCAACGGCAAGGGCCGCATCGTCGTCCCCAACAGCATGCTCGACAGCCTCTGGCCCGGGCAGGGCGCCGCCTGGAACGAGGACCGGCGGATCTACTCCGGCCTCAACATGCTCCAGCGGCCAGGCGACCCCAACCCGCTGGAGGTCGTCCAGTTCGAGATCCGCGTCCAGCAGCACATGGACACCTGCTCCGCGCTCGTCGCCGAGGCCGCCCGGCAGGCCGGCTACTCGGCGAGCACGTTCGGGGAGCGCGGGGACGGCCAGGCGGTGACCGCGACGGAGATCAAGGCCCGCGAGCGCAGGTCGCTGATCACCCGGGCGCGGAAGGCGCTGTACTGGCAGCCCGCGATCGCCGAAGCGCTCGCCGCGCAGTTGGCGGTGGAGGCCGGGCCGTTGTTCGGTGTCCGCGGCTTGGACCTGGAGCCGCCGAAGGTCGAGTTCCAGGACTCCATCAGCGAGGGCCTGGGCGAGCTGGCCACCACGGTGGAGCTACTCAACCGGGCCGAGGCCGCATCCCGGGAGACGTCGGTGCGAATCTTGCACCCGGACTGGGACGACCATCAGGTCATGGCCGAGGTCGACAAGATCCTTGGCGAGACAGGCCGAGCTGTGTCGGATCCGATGATGAGCGGCGCAGAGGGTTTCCACGGTGCGCCTCATACGATGGAGAGAGATTCTGGTGGTGCAGCCCAATAAGGGGTTCACATGTCGCCCTCACCACCGAACACGGGTCCATCCCCCTCGGCGGGCTCATCGGATTCGCAGCGAGCAAGCCGAGTCCGGAGAATTCTTGCTGCCTCACATAGCTGGCAAACGTTGCTGGCGGCGCTGGTCGCTGGAGCAGCAGCCATATTTGTAGCGGTCTTGCCCGGCGGCGGGAGCGGAGGGGGAGGCGATTCCCCCTCACCTTCGCCCAGCGAAAAATCGCAGTCGGAGGCCTTTGTCAACATCAACACGATCACACAGACAAGCGTCCTTGACCAGGCTAAGCGAGTGATCGTGACCCTTGCCGGGGACTATGGCGGACTTCGTCAGGGTTGGGCTGTCTATGCATTCGGGCAGGAGCAGACGCCCCGGGGCGCGTCCGCCACCTCTGCGTCTTGGAAAGTGCAGCAAGCAACAGTTGATCCAGAAAAGGAAAAGTGGACCGCGAAGTTTACGATCGATAAAACTCCGGTGACTATGCACTGGTCTGCTGCTTTCGGCCCTGAAAGCACAGACGAGGAATCCTGTTGCCCTACGGAAACTCCCGGCGAACCTTCAACTAGCGCACCTTCAACTAGCGAACCTTCGGCTGGCGAATCTTCAAGGCACGAAGCAGCCGAAGCCAAAGAGAACCTTAGACTTGAGGGTCCAAGAAGCGATCTCGCAGTGGCTCCCGCGCCGACAAAGACGACGGTGATCACGCCTGCCCCTTAAATGGCTCCTGCCTGGGAGGTGGCATGCCCGTCTCCCCAGCGATGGCAGAGGGCCTCGCGGCTGAGGTTGCCCGCCTCTACGAGGACGCCGAAGCAGTGCTCCTCGAACGACTCGCCGCCGCGCTCGAGGCCGACATCGAAAACCCGAGGTGGGCAGAGCTGAAGCTCGCCGCGATCGGCAACCTTCGCACCGCCGTGGAGGACGTGGCGAACGCCCTCCAGCAGGACACCAACGGCGCCGTACGCCGCGCCCTGATCGAGGCGTACAACCGAGGCCGCCAGGCCACCGTCGCCGAACTCGGGGCCCTGGACATCGGCCGGGAGCTGGTGGCCCGCGAGACGCTGCCCAACGCGCCGGCCGTGGACCGGCTCGCCGCCTCGATGGCGGCCGACACGCGGCCCGTGTACGCGCGGATCACGCGCGCGGTCGTGGACGTGTACCGGCGGATCGTGTCCGGCCCGGCCGGGAACGTCCTCCTCGGCACCATGACCCGACGGCAGGCCAGCCAGCGTGCCCTGAACCAGTTCGCGCAGCGCGGCATCACGGGCTTTCGTGGACCGCTCCGGGCGCGGCTGGGACATGGCGTCGTACGCCGAGATGGCCGTCCGGTCCGTCACCGCCCGCGCGGCCGTGGAGGGCCACGTCGATGTGCTCGCAGAGATGGGCGTGGGCCTGGTGGTGGTGTCTGACGCTCCCGTTGAGTGCCCGCGCGCCCGGTGGGAGGGCGAGGTACTCACCCTGACTGGGCCTCCCGGCCCTCAGACCGTCCTCGCCGAGCATGCCGCGCCGCCCGAGCAGCCGCGCCGCGGGCTGCTGCGCCGCCGGCCACCGACGCCCCCGGTCGTCGTCCACGTCGCCGGGAGCCTGATCGAGGCGCGCGCCGCAGGGCTGTTTCATCCGAACTGCCGCCACAGCCTCGCTGCCTACCTGCCGGGGGTGTCCACCCGGCCGCCGCACCACGCGACACCGGGGACGACGTACGAGGACACGCAGCGGCAGCGGGCGATCGAGCGGCATATCCGCCGGTGGAAGCGCGAGCAGGCCGCCGCGATGGACGAGGGCGCGCGCAAGCGCGCTGGGGCGTACATCCGCAAGTGGCAGAAGACCGCACGGGAGCACGTGGCCGCGCACCCGGAGCTGCGCCGCAAGCCGCACCGCGAGCGGATCGGCTCGGCGCGCTGACTCGGGAACACGAAAGCCCGCCCCGTCCGCAGACGGGGCGGGCTCACCGCTCTAAGAGCGAGCAGCACGCGTCCACTTGACGAACTCGGCCACGAGGCTCAGGGAGTCTCGCCGCCTACCGTCGGACAGCAACGGCCACGCGAGCCAAGTCGGAGCCAGCAGGACAACGACCAGGATGAGCGGGACCATACCCACGGCGGCCGTCAAGCCGCGCACTGTGCCAACACCGATCACGGGAATTTCCTCAATTCCGCTTCACAAGGTGATGGACAGCGAACCGGCACGCTAACAGCACCGGCGTATAGGGCTCGTAAGCCCACGTACCACTCATGGGTCCGCCACCTTGCGGACCCATTCTCATGCTCCCGGCATCCGCCGCACGGCGACCGCCGGACGATCCCGCACGGGAGACACCATGCAGCACCCTTTCAAGCACCCGCTCGCCACGCACCACGCGCTGGAGGTACTCGGCTACCGCCGCAACGGCTCGCCGATCTACGCCATCGCGGGTGGCAACGGCGAGGGCGAAGGCGGCGCCGGAGACGGAGGCGCAGCAGGCGGCCAGGGCGGAGGCGACGGCGGCTCCGGCGGCCAGGGCGGAGGAGACTCCGGCCAGGGCTCCGTCGACGGCGGCCAGGGCGGCACAGGCTCCGGGGACGGAGACGGCACGGACTGGAAGGCCGAGGCGCGCAAGTGGGAGAAGCGCGCCAAGGACAACCACAGCGAGCTGGAGTCGCTCCGCACCGCGAACATGAGCGAGCAGGAGAAGGCCATCGCCGAGGCGGAGAAGGCAGGCCGCACGGCCGCCGCATCCGAGTACGGCCAGAAGCTCGCCGCCGCAGAGTTCCGCGCGGCCGTCGCCGCCGCAGGCATCGACCTCGGCGAAGCGGCCGAGTACATCGACATCTCGCGGTTCGTCGGCGACGACGGCGAGGTCAACGTGGCCGCCATCAAGAGCGCGGTGACGAAGTTCTCCAAGCTCGCCCCCGCCAAGGGCCCCGGCCGCTCCGGCGGCGACCTCGGCGGCGGCTCCGGCCACCAGGCGCCCACCCTCGACCAGCAGACTGCCCAGGCCAAGGCCGACGGCAACTGGCGGCTCGCCATGCAGCTGGAGAACTCCAAGCTGCCCGGCCTCGCCGCGACACAGCAGCAGTAGACACGGGCCCGGCCATCGCCGCGCCCCGACACCCGTGAAGGAGAGTGGCCATGGCCGGCATCACCGGACTCGGCACCACCTACAACCTGCCCAACTACACGGGCATCCTCCACAGCCTCACCCCGGCCGACACGCCGTTCTTCTCCGCGATCGGCGGCCTGACCGGCGGTGGGCAGACGGACTCGATCGAGTTCGAGTGGCAGACGTACGACCTGCGCGCAGCGGCGCAGAACGCGAAGCTGGAGGGCGCGGACGCGCCGACCGGTCAGGAGCGCGTGCGGGCGAACGTCTCCAACATCGTGCAGATCCACCACGAGACGGTGGAGGTCAGCTACACCAAGCTGGCCGCGACCCAGGCGAAGGCCGGCATCAACAACGCCGAACGGAACCCGGTCACCAACGAGCTCGACTGGCAGGTTGAGCAGATGCTGAAGCAGATGGTCCGCGACATCGAGTTCAGCTTCCTGCGCGGCACATACAACAAGCCGGCGGACAACACCGTTGCCCGGCAGACCCGTGGCCTGCTGGAGGCCATCGTCACGAACGTGGTCGCTGGTGGGGCTGCCACGCTGACGGAGGACATGGTCCTGGACCTGCTCGAGTCGGTGTGGGACAACGGCGGCATCCAGGAGTCGGAGACCGCGACGCTGCTGTGCGGCAGCGTCCACCCACCGGCCTGATCGACGCCGTCACCGCCTTCACCTGGGCCAACGGCGACTTCATCCGTGTCACCGCCAAGTACGAGGCCGCCTGACCATCCTTCACCCCGAGCCCCAAGCCCCGAGCCGCCCGGCTGGGGCCTTTCTCATGTCTGGAGGCCCCATGGCCATACCCCTGTCCGCTTCGAGGCTGGTGGAGATCCTCCGCGCGGAGGGTCTGACGGTCCACGAGGTCCGCTGGTGGCGCACCCACAACCGCAACAGCAAGGGGCCCTGGGGCCCGGTTAACGGCGTGATGATCCACCACACCGTCACCTCCGGCACCGCGGCCTCGGTCGACATCTGCTACGACGGCTACAGCGGCCTGCCCGGGCCGCTGTGCCACGGCGTCATCGATATGCAGGGCCACGTGCACCTCGTCGGCAACGGCCGCGCCAACCACGCCGGGAGCGGCGACGGCGACGTCCTGGCCGCCGTCGTCGACGAGCGCTCCCTGCCCGCCGACAACGAGACGGACACCGACGGCAACCGCCACTTCTACGGCTTCGAATGCATCAACCTCGGCAACGGCCGCGACCCGTGGCCCGCCGAGCAGCTGCTCGCCATCGAGAAGGTCTCGGCAGCGATCTGCCGGTACCACGGCTGGAACGAGCGCAGCGTCATCGGGCATCTGGAGTGGCAGCCCGGCAAGGTCGACCCGCGCGGCTTCACCATGACGTCGATGCGCAGCCGCATCCGCGCGCGCCTCGGCAAGAAGCCCACCCCGGGCGGCAGCTCCGGCTCGGCCGGCGTGACGTACACCGTGCGCAAGGGCGACACCCTCTGGTCGATCGCCCGCGCGCACGTCGTGACGGTCCCGGCCATCGTCGACGCCAACGACCTCGACGACCCGTCCAGCATCAGCGTCGGGCAGAAGCTCAAGATCCCGGGCGGGACGACCACCACGTACAGGGTGACCCGTGGGGACACCCTGTGGTCGATTGCCGCCAGCCGCCTCGGTGACGGCTCCCGCTGGCGCGAGATCGCCACCCTCAACCGGCTCAAGGACGCCGACGACCTGAGCATCGGCCAGACGCTCAAGCTCCCCAAGAAGTGAGGAACACGCCATGGCTGCACCCGTAGATAAGAAGGTCAGCGCGGCCACCGCCGCCGCATACGTCGGCAGCACGGGCCTGCTCGCCTCGCTGGAGGCCGTCCAGGACCACGCGGAACTGGTCGGGTGGATGCCCCCCGCGCTGGCCCCGTTTCGTCCTCGCCCTGGTCCCGGCCGCCATCACGTTCGTGTCCGGCTGGGCCGCCAAGCACAGCCCGCGCGGGGTGATCGAGTGACGGTGCCCGAGGCGTCCGTCGCGGTCGAGCTGGAGCGGCTCCGCGGCACGGTCTCCACCGGCTTCGCCGAGGTGAAGGGCTTCCTGTCCGTGCTGGTCGAGCGCTCCACCCGCAACGAACAGGACCTCAAGCAGCTACGCGAGGACACTGACAAGGCCATCGTGGCACTCACCACCACCCAGGTCGAGGCGCTCAAGACGAGACGCTGGCCGCTCCAGACCGCCAGCGTGCTCGTTGGCGTCGGCGCCCTGGTCGTCGCCATCATCGCCCTCTTCCTCCGCTGA